TCGGTACTGAAGCAGGCTGCTGAGCGTGATGTCGCACAAGACATCGTTGCCGAGGCACCGCAGCAATCCCAAACCAAACCCCAATCCGTCGCTGACAGCCCCTTGGTCAAAGCGGCCCAAGCCTATGGAGATCGTAAATGACTGCACCCCTGATTTCTCCCGCGACCCTCGGTGATCTCATCAAACGCGAAGCCGATCCGGACTACACCCGTGAGACCGTGACCCTGAAGGCTGGCGCCGCTTATCCCCTGGGCACTGTGCTCGGCCGCATCACCGCCACGGGCGTTTTCGCATCGTCGCCGGCTGCCTCCACGACAGGCATTGAAGGGGCTGAGATTGCCTGCGCGGTGCTTCTGCACCTAGTTGCCGCCAGTGATACCAACACCCAGGCGGTTGTAGTTGCGCGCGGCCAGGTCATCGTCGCTGACCGCGCCTTGGCCTTTGACGCCTCTGTGGCGGACGCTGCCGCCCAATCCCTCAAACACCAGCAACTGGCTGCCCACGGCATCGTGGTGCGTCCGGTCGCCTGACCATATTTCTCAGGAGTCTTGATATGACCGTGATCGTCAATCCGTTCGACGCCGGTGGCTTCACGCTGGCCGAGATGTCGGCCGCCATCCAGATGCTGCCCAATCCCTATGGCCGGGTCGGCCAGCTGGGGCTGTTTTCTCCGGAGCCCATCTCACAGCGTAACGTCACCATCGAGTCCATCGAAGGCGAGCTGCGCTTGCTGCCGACAGTGGCCTTGGGTGCGCCGGCCACCGTAGGCGCCACCGACAAACGTGAAGTGCGCTCCTTCGCTGTGCCGCACATTCCGCATAACGATGTGGTGCTACCCGAGGAAGTGAGTGGCATTCGCGGCTTGGGTCTTGCCAGTGCAGAGGACCCGTTGGTCACGGTGATGACCCGAAAGCTCGCCCGCATGCGCGCCAAGCACGCGCAGACGCTGGAGTACATGCGGGTAAATGCCTTGCTCGGTGTGACCAAGGATGGGGCCGGCAATGTCCTTTACGACTGGCACACCGCCTTTGGCCTGACCAAGAAGTCAGTCGACTTTAAGTTTGTGGAAGACAAAGACCTGGTGATCCGTTGCACCCAAGTCGCGCGCCAGATCGAGGAAAACCTCAAGGGTGAAATGATGACCAGTATTCACGCCCTGGTCAGTCCGGAGTTCTTCGACAAACTGGTCGGTCATCCCTCGGTACAGCAGGCCTACACATTTTACCAGGGCACCGCCGGCACCAATCCCCTGAAAGACGATGTGCGACGGGGCTTTCGTTTCGGCTCCATCCTGTTCGAGGAGTATTTCGGCACGGTCACGCTGTCCACTGGCGAGACTGTCCGACTTATCCCGGAGAAGGAAGGCATTGCGTTCCCCTTGGGCACCTTCGATACCTTCCGCACCTACTTCGCACCGGCGAACTTGATGGAAGCCGTCGGCACCTATGGACAGGAGCTCTACGCTTATCAATTGGCAAGGCCCAATGGCACCGGTGTCGACATCTACACGCAGTCCAACCCGCTGCCGATTGTGAAACGTCCGGCGCTCACGGTTCGACTCTTCTCTAGCAATGGCTGGTGATGATCATGACGGTGTTCGGTGATCTGACCCGGGCCATGTCATCCATCGTGCTCACCACCTTCGGTGAGCCGGTGGTGTTTCACCTTGATGGACAAGCCGATGCGCTACCGGGCCGGGGCGTGTTCACCGCTGCATACCAGGAGGTGGATGCGAGCACGGGAGTGCCGGTGTCCATGATCCAGCCGGTACTGGAGGTGCGGCAGGCCGACTTGCCAGTCACCCCGACCGAGGGCGATGCCGTGACGGTGCAAGGTGTGCTCTACCTGATCGTCGAGGTGCGCCCCGATGGCCACGGCTTTTTGAAACTGATGCTGCACAGGGGTGCGCAGGGAGGAGGCGGACATGAAACACCCACGCACACTGATCCGTGAAGCAGTCAAGGAACGGCTGGTGGCGCAGTTGCCGGCGATTGATCCGCGCATCAGCGCCAGCCGGATCAGCATCCACCGCAGCACCCCGCTGTTTCAAGCCAAGCTGCCGGCGATCCTGATCTACACCCGCGATGAGCGTATCGAGGATCAACCGAACGCCGATCCGGGACTGCGCTATCGGAAGCTGGAACTCTCCATTGAGATCATCGTCAGTGGCGACGCTGCGGCTGAGGAGGCCGACACCTTGGCGCAGACCGTCGAAGCCATTCTGGATGCCGACGAAACGCTGGGGCTGCTGGTCGAAGGCACGCGCTTGACCCGTACCGAAGTCGATCAGGGTGGTGATGGCGATACGCCGGTGCTGGCGGTCCGTCTGTCGTTCGAGGTCAGCTACTGGACCAAACCCGTGATCGGTGACGGGGTGCTGCCCCTGCAGGTGTTGGTGAGTTGGGTGCCGGAGATTGGTGTGAGCCATGAGCACAGATATCAGCCGGTCGGCACGCACTACGAGGAGCCAGGTTCATGATCCAGCGCAACCTGCCCCAGGACATGACCGAAGCCGAGCGGCGCATCAGCAATGTGGCGCTCATGGGCCAGGTGGTAGCGCTCGACACCGCGCGTGCCCGCGTGCGGGTGAAAGCCGGCCCTATAACCACCGGCTGGTTGCCCTTTGCGACGTTGCGCGCCGGACTGGATCGGACCTGGCATCCGCCCGAGCCAGGCGAGCAGGTGTTGCTGGTAGCCCCCGGTGGCGATCTCAACCAGGGCGTTGTGGTGGGCTCGATCTACCGGGCAGACCATCCGGCTCCGGCCGACTCGGAGGACATCTCGCGCACCCTGTTCAAGGATGGCGCGGTGATGGAGTACGACCGCGCTCAGCACCACTGGCGCTTGGCGGTACCGGCGGGCGGCAAGATCGTTCTGGAGATTGGTCCCACCAAACTGGAGCTCAGCGATCAGGGCGCGCGGCTCACAGGCCCCCGGATAGATCTGAACTGAAGGAGGTTGCCATGCCAGCAATCACGCGCCTGGGCGATAACTGCACCGGTCACGGCTGTTTCCCTGCACGCCCCAGTACCTCGGCGGCGGCCTCGGTGTTCATCAATGGCATCGCGGTGCACCGGTTGGGGGATGCCTGGGCAACCCACTGCTGTGGGCCAGCCTGTCACGCCAGTGTCCTTGCCGAGGGAAGTTCCAGTGTGTTTGCCGAGGGACAGGCGGTCGGACGCATGGGTGATCCGGTGGCCTGTGGCTCGAGCGTGGCCCAAGGGTCACCGAATGTCTATACAGGGTAATCAACGATGCTTGGAATCAATGCCCAAACCGGCCAGCCCCTGGCTGGCATCGACCACCTGCGTCAGAGCATCCGCGACATCCTGACCACCCGTATCGGCACTCGGGTCATGCGACGTGACTATGGCTCGCGCCTGCCCGCCCTGGTCGACAACCCCATGACCCCGAGGTTGGCCATGGACCTGTATTCCGCGACCGCTGAAGCGCTGGCGCGTTGGGAGCCACGCTTCAAGCTCATCCGGGTGCGCATTGCTTCGGCCACGGTCGGGCAAGTTGTGCTCGATCTGGAAGGCATTTATCTGCCCGACGGTACAACTGCCGTGCTCACCGGCATGGAGGTGTAAATGACGACCCTGAGAGATCTGGCGAGCCTGCCCACGCCGGCAGTGATTGAGCCCTTGTCCTTCGAGACAGTCTTTACTGAACTGCAGGCTGAATTCCAATCCCGCTACCCCGACTATTCCGCACCCCTGGCTTCGGACCCGGCGGTGAAGTTGCTGGAGGTGGCAGCCTACCGAGAGGTGCTGCTGAGGAACCGCATCAATGCTGCGGCCAATGCGTCCCTCCTGGCCTTTGCCACCGACAGCGATCTGGATCACCTGGCGGCTTTCTATGGGGTGACACGCCTGATGGAAG